AACTAATAGTTTGCGGTTGGATTTACGAGGTAACCCGCACCTCGGCATGCACCTCGGGTTTTGCGACCCACGTCGAAGGCCGGATAAGACAAACGTTCCCTCCAAAGGGATTTTCCAACCTAGGGACGTTTGAATGGTACAAATTTTCCCGGCACATCGCTCACTAATTAAGAGCACTACAAATCTTCCCGACACGAATGTCGAAAAGCAAACTTGTACAATTGCTTAGTGTTAAACGTGTCGGACGCCAGCTGATGCTGTCGTGACAAGAGGCTCCCTTCTTGTCGTCCTTGATCGAGGTATTATTCGGCCCCTCTCGCGGCTATACAAAGTTTTGGCTATGAGTCACGGTACTTTCTTGACCGACGCTTCTACTGTGGTAAGTGGCGTTTTCTACTATAAAGTAGGCATACACTATTTCAACAAAAGAAAGATTGTTGAGTAGAACCCAAATCAATCAGCAAGCGCTCTCGGCATCGTCGACATCAAATGTGAAACACGTTCGAGGTCCGCCTACATAGCTTACTGATATATGGATGGTGACTAAATCCTCCATACCTCGTCTTTTAAACACTTCCGAGTCAGGTGCATGGTCCACGATCCATTTTATTCTCCCGGATCGTAGGGGAGGTTTGCTTGATAGTACATTGGCGGTAAGCCATTGAAGAAGAAAAAGTTCAGATCTTCTCCTGCAGAACAGTATGTAGTCATAGTGATATCATCGACTCCTTCTTGTTTACCTGGCATCGTGGTAGAAAGAACCCACGTTTCATATGGCACTGATAAATCGAAATCATAATCTTCCGCACAATATTCAAACCGCTTGATGGAATAGTATGGTACTTCTATAGACATTAGAGGGTTCACTCTATTGTTTCCTACAAAAGCCCCAAATACTGTTTGTTCTCCAACTACATTCAAAATATTTGGTCCAATATTGTGTTTTTCCGTTGAACCATCAAAAGGAAGACTATAATAATTTTGAACTCTAGGTCCCGTGCCTGCTCGACTGAGTGTGACTGTGGACGAGTTTAAATCATAAAAATTTCCCTTTGTGTTAAGGTGACTTGTATCAACTGTCCAACGAATCGAGCCTCTCCATCCTAGGAAGAGTCTCGAAACGTATTTAATATAAGTCATCTTACATGGTACTACAGTAGTTCCATCTGTATATGACAGAGTCATTGAGTTAGTTAAAGAAGTTCCATTATAATATCCTGGAGTTTCTGGAAACATAGCTCGTTGCATCCTAAACAATGTCATTACGGCCGATGGTTGAACACGAAGAACTTCGTGCAAACACGTTCGTTTTATCAGCTGACGAAATGAACCAATAACTTCACCAAAGAAGAGTTTAGTTGTGTCAGGTGTGTCAATCAAAACGTCGGCCATAGTATCTATCGTTGGGGGGTCTGCGATGACGTTTTCGCAGCACTCAGCGTCTGCTCCCATATCCATCTCTGGTATATTGAAAGCAGATTCTGGAACGTTGGCTCGAAACGTAAAGTCCGTGAGGTACGCGTCCGGTTCAGCTACTTCAAAATCGTCAAGAGCAGAAACGAATATATTGACTCTAATATTCGCAGAGACAGTTCCCGGTGTTGTCAAATTATTCAAAACAACAACAGAGAGTGTCCCATTAGTCTTGTTTGCTATACTGCCCAAAGCAGCTGTATGACTTCTTGAAAAAAGCGTATCATTATGGCGGAGATGTTCCCTGTAGGGAGTGTTCTGTGCCCATCCGATGTCTATCGTGAAGTCTTTGTCTGATGCTATATCGTGTATGGTAGTATAGTGTGTGTTGAACTCTGGATCGATGTTCCCTTCCTTAGGATTGTAAACAAGTCTCAATCTGCCTTTGTGGTAATCTGAAGACACCACTTGAAAGCGATATCTCAGTGTCCCTCTCCAATACTTGAATGGCAAAACTGCGGCTGCAGAAGCAGTTAGATGGTACTCAATGCCTTCAAGCGTGGAATACGCAATGTAAGAAAAAGGGTCGACTCGTATTTGAAAAATAGTAGTTCCAGGTCCATCTTCTTCATTCCAATCAAAGCGAGTGATAAAAGACTCTCTACCCGCAATTGAAGCTATCGGAAGTTCATCATCTCCGCGTATACCAGTAGTTACGGGATCTATTGTTAGCTCTTGTTTACTGTCAAAAGTCAACTTGTTAGTATCATATTTGACATCTGTAACCGCCATTGTTGATCGAGCGAGAGGTACCATCGTTGACCTCTCTAAATCAACAGGGCTAGAGTAACCGAAGATCTTAGCTATTGAAGCTAATGCCGAAGCACCCATTTCTGTGGCTTTAGCAAATGGACCAATCATTGGAACATTAGACAGTGATCCGGCTATTCGTGCAACATTGCTCGCAGGACGCGAGATAACGTTCATATTATGCTCATCCATCTCTGGATGATTCATTTCTGGAACGTTAGATGTTGGAATAGATATAGATACATTTTCTGCCCAAGCGAACACTGAAATGTTAACTGGTTCAAGACCACCATTTGCATGCTGGAGTTCAGACATACTCAAAATCACAATATCGCCCATTTCGTTCCATTCCTTTGCGGGAATTTCTAAAGCATTCTTAGGATAGAAGAAAGGTAGTTCCAGAGAACCACCTTGACTCGCTGAAGGATTTATATAAAAATGCATCCTCTGAGAAAGTCTCACTAAGTCAGATATTGAGTATGATGTTGGCCTTTTGACATAGGCCGGGGAAGTGTTGTCAAATGCAGCTAATGGTTCATAAGCGCATATAGCTCTACCGTAGTAGAAACCATTCCCATTCACGAGAACTTTGACATGGAGATTACACTTAAGGAGAAAATAATTTCGAATTTTCTCAAGATTGCGTGGGTTCTCCCAAAACAAAGTCCAAGGGTTGAAGCGAGCAGAGAAAGAAGAAGTTACCTCCCACTCTTGCTCAAAGATTTTGACTGGTCGTGAAAAGAAGGATGATAAAGGCGTGTCATCCGTAAATCCAACGTTCCGTGTCGGATCCATGGGTGTGCCCCTCGAATCCTGTTGACCAGGTTCATTATCTATGAAGGATAGATTTTGCGTGCTCAATTGAGCGTCTCCAGCACTACCCGAGCTAAAGATCTTATTGTTTGTAGTATTATTGTTACTTGAGGGCATTGTTTAAAGTTGTTGGGGTACCCAATCCAACAACATAAGCGCTCAACAGTGTGAAGCCATAGTACTTGTTGCTCACACGCGTAAATGGTAACCGTGCACACTGCGTAGTTTTGCTTTCCGATCTTGGAGCCAGACTAGACTGGCTTCGGCTTTTAAAGACATCCGACAGGTCGTTCCAGTACTCCAGTGTTAACTGGAGTATTTTTCATGCCACATCTGGACTTTATCCTCGTATGATCGTTCGAGAACTTCAGTCCAGATGTGTGTGTCTCCTGCAACTAGCTGCAATTTAGCTCGTAGGTCTTCATAGAACTCCTCTCCATGGAGGAAGGCCTCTGTGAGCATAGATTGAATTGCTGCAATTGCAAGATCCTCGGGTTCACCCGAGCCGGAGGTTCGATGGCCCATTTTCCATATGGACTCAGAATCGAGAGCTCCAACTCGGCAGCCTAATCTCTCATGGTACACGCTTTTGCGCTTGAGAAAATCGACCAGTTCAGAGGGGACAACAGACTGCGGATCGTCAGATTTCCGCGCATCGGTTATCCCCATGTTAATGAAATCGAAATATCGTTTCTTGGCGTGGAAGTCACAAATGCTTCTAACCTCAGGTTTAGCACCGCTCACTCCATCATCTCCATACGTAACAATATGTTCATTGTCCTTGAACTTTCCGAGTTCATGGAATTTCTTCTCACCAAGTTCTCGCATTCCATTCCAATGGAAGGAAATACGTTGATGTAAAGAGTTCTCTAAACTATTACCATATACGGTCATGGAATTTCCCGAACACCAGATATACATCCAGATTATCGTTCCATTCCAATTGACTATTGGGCTTCGTAGCTCTTCTGCTATACCCCGCATTTGGACAAGTACTCGTTCAGAGTATCCCATAAATTCGGCCATTCGAATCATCAACTTGAGTGACGCTATCATCACATTGGGTGCACGCTTGATATCGTACTTCTGATAATCCCAGTCAGTGAGCATAAAATCAACTGCCCACTTATTGATGTGCTTGATAGTTTCCTCCCATTCAGGCCCAGCGCAATTTACGCCGACCAAGCACTCAGTTGTGAGAGGATGTCGTGAGATGAATTCAGCAATAGGCAAAAAGTATTGTCTGCACTTCAGAGCAAAAATACATTCAAGAATGTAAAAAATTCGCACTTTGTCAGAGTCTTCTTTCACTGTTTCATCTTTCAAACACGTCCGGACCCAAATACCATAGGTCTCTTTGTTATCGAAAATACGATCCATTTTGTCATACATCTCTTGGGCTACAGGTGTGAGACCCCATCTCTTACGACCATCGTCATACGCGGGAAGTTCTTCAAACAGTCCGCTCTTGCTCTTAGGTCCGGAGGGTATTCCTGCTGCTGTGTCCATTTTGAATGGTCCCATGTATAATGATCCCGGAACGCCATTGATGGCTTCATCAAGAGTCAAGGGTTTACACAAGTTGGGATGTTTGGCAATATGGGCGCGTAAAGGTTCTTGAATGTCTGACCAATAGTCATCAACGGCCCATTTCAAAGAATCTGGGGGAGCTTCCCATGCACCTTCAGCTACAAACTTAAGGGCCTTATTATGCTGCTTCCAGGGTTCCTTCAAACAAGGGGCTTTCCAACTATCACGCACATTACACCTTCGTTCAATGGCTTCACTAATCAACGATTTCCTCACACGAGATCTATATCTCACAAGTTTTGGGTCATGACCCAACACTTCCAAACTCGGATGAGAGTCCAACTCTCCTTCAACGAACATCTTCGTCTTAGGATGAGCACCCTCACACGGAATCAAATCTATGCCGAGACGGTTGGTCTCTAACAATTTCATTTCCGGAGTGTTGATATAGTCGGGTTTGGCTTCCAATTCTTCAAGAGCTTTCTTGTAATCATCATACAAGATTTCTTGTGCAAAACCTTTACGCGTCATTAACCCAATTGGGCGTCCTGCTACGTGTATTCCAAGTATTGCACCATCTCTTCTGTCAGAAATGAGAATAGCTCCACAAAAACCAATGTTGGTGTGTTTTGAATCGTAAGACAATCCTCTACCACAAGAGAAACCTGCACTATCAACGCTTGATTCATACTTCGCGTTAAGTTTTTCAGTCACAGGTTTTCCCTCATGATTTAAGAAAATAATTCTGGCTTTGATGTAATCTGATCCCGTTTTCTTGGGAAACATGTAGTCAACTGCTTTGGGAAGCTTTGGCGCTTTCGGAACTTTCAGGAGAAAAGAATCTTTTCCTGGTATCCTAACCATAGCTTTCGTGTAAGCCCGACATTTATGTTTAACACCTTTTGTGTCCAAGTAGAGGTCCAAGTAATCCACAAGCTCTTCCTTGTAAGGGTCAACTTTGAAAAAATGTCGCGTGATTAACAAAACTCCAGGTCTTACGTAGTGTGCAAGGGTTCTCCTCTGTTTATCATTGCAAGTTGCTGTAACCGATGTTAGTGTTCGAGCTGCTATGTTAGCAGATTCATCCGCAGATGAATTTTTCGATTCTACTGGTTCAGCGACTTCGCGGTTGAAAGAAAACCAATCGCTCCAACTTTTCGTATTGTTGTCTCGTGTGATCTCAACTTCAGGAGTACTTCTTATAGAATTCCAAAGCATAAGTCCCGTAACGACTGCACCAATGACTCCTACCGCTGTAGGTACCAAACTATTGTATTCGGAAGCATGGCGGCGGGCTTTATCGTAGAGAGATTTTTGCAAATTGGGATCTGACATGCTGCGCTTCTGTAGGTCAAGGTAACGCTGTTCGTAACCTAACCACCTACGGTACCACATGAATAAGAAAAGTCCTATACAAACGCATAAACTAGTGGTGAATGGCATAAGCCACCACTGGTAAACGCGAGTTTCAAGAACTGGAACCCATCGGTACTTTGTGAAAAGCCAAGGCATGCAAATTAATCCTAAAAGTTGCTCGAAGAAATATATGTTTACGTAGTAATCTCGCCAATCCAAGTACTTTTCAGTGAAAACACCCAAAGAAGCGTAGAGATCACGCCGTTCAAACACATATGCGGAATATTCAGGGTATAGATATCGCCACCCCCACTCTGTGTACTCGTGTTCAATTAAGACCACTGTTTCGTACTCGCGAGGATTTAGCCCACATCTCTCCATCATATATCCAAAAGACATCGTTATGATAAAGGTCAAGATACCCCAACAAAGGGCACGACGGAACAAATAGGATAATGGCAAAAAGATTTGCTTTTCAGCAGCCATCATCCGAAGGTAAGACTCTTTTCGTTTGCCAAACCAAGATTGTGTCCCATCTGCTCGAGTTTCCCAAGATTTGGGAAACAAGCTCAAAGCTTTGCAGCCGAACTTGTCGGGCCAATAACTCAACTCTTCAACAATTTCTTCGTGGAAGACTCGCATGAGATTGTTGTCAATGCTCCAAATCCATTGTGCTTTGATAAAGGGATTAACCCAAGGAAGGATGCTAGACCAGATCAACGAACCAGCAGTTGATGCTGCTGTGTAAACAACACCCATCTCTGGGACGTTGACTGAATCGCCGTCTTCTTCCTCGGAATCATCATCTTCATCGTCGGATTCACGCCTTTCGCATCTAATACATTCACCAGATACGAATAGACATTTGGATCTCATATTCCCAACTTTAACACCCTCAAAACATCCTGTTTCAGTGTTGAGATCGGAGTAAACAGAAGCTTCAACGTTGTGGATGGACACGCCAGCTGTAGTATGTGCATCTTTGTATGGACACACGCACATTGTTCCAATGCGCTGACACGAAAGACATCCAGGAACTTTTTCTGATTTCCAAGATCTTTCAAGTTTGTCTTGCTCAGCAAAATGATCAATGCTAAGTCTGCGAATCAATTCCATGAGTTCACGAGTATCCAATTCAAGGGAGTTCTTGTTTCCCATATCATAATACACCACATGGCGCTCACCCTTACTATAGACGACTTCGTAAACGTCAAATAGATGATAATCATCAGATCCATCACACTTGGAAGAAACAATTCTTCCGAATTCATCAGCATATTGATCCTTTACGGATTGTTCAATAATGCGATATCTGCGAGACCAAGCTCCTTTATCATTAGCTACTTTTTCAAAAGGCTCCCTCCTATTTCCAGTGGAGACAACAGCTATGTGAACCATTGTGTTCCTCGACTTTTCCTCCAAACTTGATCTGTTGGGATGTAAAGGCACACAATCCACAAGTGCTAGCGCTGTATTGTAAGCAACTTCAATTGACTTTGCAAGGTGTTCTTTGATAGGAATGGACTCGTTGATCGTGATGGTCTGAGTGGAATTGCTCAATTCATCTTGGAAGGCAGCCAACAAATTAATCTGGGCATTATCTTCAGGACGATATTCAACTCCACGAGCTAGACAAATCTGCTCGTTAATCAGAGGGACAATCGTTGATTTTCCACATTTTGGGACTCCATACAAATGAAATCCCATGGCTACTTTAACTCGGTCCACCTTATGCACAAAGTCTCTAACATCGTTGTACAAAGCCAAGACCTCTCTGTGGAGGCTTGATGCTTGTAATGTAAGAAACTTCTCTTTATGCGTTTTCGTGAAGGTTTCTAAAGTTTTGTAGACGGTTTCAACTTCGACAAACATCAACTGTCGCTCTTCAGTTGTTGAGCGACCAGTTCTCTTGTATTCTGTAAACTTCTTCTGCCAATGATAAAATTTCTCATGGCAAGTAGCAAGAGTGGTTGTGTTTATTGTCAAAGGGGCTAAGCTCCTAGATTCGAGGCAAGCCATGCCAACGGTCGCAGTCCAATTATACAATTTAATAGCATGGTCAATTAAGTCCATACCATCAATCTCGTCTGCTGTGGCATGTTCCGCTATTTTCTCGTAAATAGGGTGGTTGAATTTCACATTCTTAATTTTACATGCCGAAAAAGCGAATACCGTTCCGAGAATGTAGGAAAGATGCTTGGTAAAGATACCCTGCTTCAATGTTTCCCACACTCTCAAGCTTTCAGATGAGAGCATTTCAGGTGTGTTCGGTTGCGCTTGTTCAACTTCAAAAATTTCTTTGACCGTCCGTCCTTTCAGGAGGTCTGGAATGCGAGCTTCGCCTGCATACTTCATAAGCGAGTCCTTCAACGTGAGGACAATACCTCCCTCTGTAATAGCAGAGAGGAATTGAACACATCGGAGAACTATCGCTTCCAATGAAGTGTCGTACTGGAGTCCGGCAACGAGTAAAACGAGTTGCTCGATGCAACGAGAAGCTTGTTTCACCACAGGTGTGGAAAAAGAGCTTTTCATTTGAGACTGGACTTGTTCCAGTTGTGAACCCAAAGAGGATTTTAAATGTTCAACTGACTCAGGTTCGGTCAGTATAGAATCATCCATATGCATCCTCTGCAATGCAGGGTCGATTGTGATTTCGTTCGAAGGAGCAGAAT